CTTTAAATAAAATCTTAGAAGCTTTGAATAAAGCAAACGCTTACAAAGCACAAAATAGCGGTGCTTCTGGTTTGCGGAATGCAGGTGGTGGATCGACAGTAGAACCAATTGGTAAAAGCACTTATGTGATTAATAGGGCACCAATTCAAAAGGTTACTGGTGGCACTAGCGGTGGCTTAGGTTCAACCCTTGGTGGTATTGCTGGTACCGCATTGTCCTTTATTCCAGGTGTTGGTCCTGCTGCAGGTGCTTTACTTCCTAAAGTTGGTTCTGCAGTTGGCGGTTTGTTTGGTTGATCTAATACCAAGCTTTCAAAGAGTACCTCTTTTAAAATAACAATTAAGAGGATTTGAATTATGTTACCTGCTTTACTTGGTGCTGGCCGGATGGCTATGCAGGGATTGCCTTACATCTCTGCTGCTATTGGTGGTCTGCCTGGTTTAATGAAAGGCAACCTCGGAGAAGCTGCAACTGGTGCAGGCCTTGGTTACTTAGGTGGCCGCTTTGCAAAACCTGGTTTAGCCAAGGGTGCAGGCCAAGTCGTTAGCGCAGCACCGGGTGTTGCTTCTGCACTGGGTTCGACAATGCCTGTTGGTAAAGCGCTTCAGTTGGGTGCTCTTGCTGGTACTGGTCTTGCTGCTGGTGTTGCTGCACCATTCATTGGTCGCGTTGCTGGTGCTGCTGCTCAACCAATTGCTTCGATTACTGGTCAAGCAGGTCGCGCTGCAACTGGTGCTGCTGGTCTTGGTCAGCAAGCAACTGGTATTGGCCTGCCCCAGTTACCTGACGTACCTGGTTATACCGTTGGTGGCAACCTTAGCCAGTACGGTCCTCCTGGTGCTGTGGGTTATGCAGATCCCACTGGTGCAATTCAAAGCCAGCTGCGTTTTGAAAATCAGCAATATGCACAAAGCATGGCTAATGCTCTGCGTTATGCTCCATATCAAGAAGCCTACGCTCAGCGCTCTAAAGAAGCTGATCTTCGCCGTGGTGCTGCAGCTGCTCAACTGCAAACCGCTCTTGCAACTGATGCAGCAATGCGTCAGCAAGGACAACTGGGTGCTCAACGTATGGCAGAAGGTTTACTGAATAATATTGGTCAAGCTGCTGCTACCCAATATCGTTATTTCTGATAGGGAGCTAATTTGATGGCTCGCACCAAAGGTAACCCTTATCCTTACTTCACTTCTGATGTTCGTGGCATTAGCCCGACAGCATCTTGGAATGTAGCAACAGCACAACCATTCTTCAGCCCCCAGTACGGTCTTGATACTTCTACTGGCCGGCGTGATGCTGAAAGGGTTGCTGAAGCTTTAACTGGTAATCCATTTGCAACTGGCAGTGAATCAGTTCAATTTGGTTCAGTTCCTAGCTATGAGGTCGCTGGTGGTTTTGACACCAACCCTTACAAGCAGTTGATTAGTGATTTAGAGAAAAAAGCGTTTGGATCAGAAGCTAAGCAACAGTTGCTTGGTTTAGGATCTGGATTAGCTTTCTCGGCAGCGTCCTTGCCATTGGTTGAAAGATTGCGTAATCTTGATTATTCGCTTGGCTTACAAGCCGATATCGAATCTCCAACACGTCAATCAGAAAGGAACCTCAGGCTGCAGCAACAGCAACAATTAGCAAGTAGTTCGATCTCTGATCGTTTACGTGCTTTAGCTGCTGTACGACAGGGTGCATCCTCTGGCTTTAATCTCAGTGCTTAATTAGTCATGGCAAATCAAGGCAATAAAGGCCAAGGAGGAAAAGGCCAAGGCAATAAAAACCAAGGGGGCAAAAAACAAGCTCCTAAAAATCAAGGTGGCAAGAAACAGGCTCCTAAAAAACAAGCCCCTAAGAATCAACCACCAAAAAAACAAGCAGCTCAAAATCAAGTCCCTATCAATCAAGGACCTAAAAACCAAGGTGCTAAGCAAGGAAACAAACAGGGTAATAAGCAAGGTAATAAGCAGGGTAACAAACAAGGTAATAAGCAAGGTAATCCTCAGCAGCAACAACCTGCACAAACACCAACACAAACCAGTAGCCAGGATTTCCTCAAGACATTCTTGAGTGAAGCTGAACAGGGTAGGGGTATTGATTTCCTTAGGACGTTTGATACTTCTTCTATTACTGAGAACTTGACTGCTGGCCAGCAGCAAGCCTTCAATCTCACGACTCAGCTTCTTGATCAGCAGAACGAGCTTGATCTTGCTAATGCTGATAACCAAACTCGAATTCAGTTAGGTTCTCAGAACCTGCAGGGTGTTCAGGCTCAGGCTGATGCAACTAAGTTTGCATCTAGTGAGCAGGCTGGTGCTACAAAGTTTGCTTCTCAGCAGGCCGCAGAAGCAGAGAAGTTCTCCTCTGTTCAGGCTGCAGAAGCTCAGAAATTCTCGGCAACTGAGCAGGCACGGGGTTCGATTGAAACAGAGCGAGTTCGTTCTGAAAGCCTGGAGCGTCAGATTGGTTTAAGTGGAGAGGAAACTCGGAAGACTGATCTACAATCAGAGTTGTTCCGTCGATTCAAAGAAGCGAAGGATCAGCTGGACGCACTCAAAGCTTTCAAAGCATGATTTCCTGGCTAGAGACTCTAAGCCCCAACGAAAAAGAAGCCTTCCTTACATTCTGTAAAAAACACTCTTCTCCAATCCAGATGTACCTGTATGCCCGCTTTCTCGGGTATATGGGTACCATCGTTGAGTGCGATGAATGGCAGCAAGCTACTTTCAAGAAACGCAATCTCCAGCTGATCCTGGAGATGGAAATTGACAGTATGCGTGAGGATGTGGAGAAGCTGCGTCAAGCTATTGATATGGGCATGGTCAAACAGGACAACGGCACTGCCCGTATCGCCATGCTCCAGAAGGAACTGCGTGGTGCCATTAAGCAGATCCAAGATGAACGCTACGTTGGGGACAAACAAGGTTTGATCCTTGCTGGTGCAGACCGTGCACTGCGGGAGATCGTCTTGATCTTTAAGGACGATCCGATTGAAGGTCCACTGCAGGATGCTGTGATGGCAGTCTGGACCAAAATTCTGTCGGAAGAATCCTGAGTTTAGGGAGTTAGGGTAAGGAGATGGCTAACACATCTCTTTACGCGGTTTACCGTCGCACAGCACGGGCTGGCGCAAAGCAACAGGTTGTCAAGAAAACAAGTGATGTTGATGTAGAGAAGGCACGGACTGACTTTGCTTATTTCTGTGATGTTGTAGGTGATAAGCCACCAGCAAGTCATCACAAGGAATGGCACCGGTACTTGTGTACAGGTGAGGATAGTGAATGCTTGCTTGGCATTGCTGGACCCAACATTGACATTCTGGCGCCACGTGGATCAGCAAAATCAACAGTCCTTGGTTTGTTTACTGCCTGGGCCATTGGCGTCCATGCGCTACACAAGAAACCACTAAAGATTCTTTACATCTCTTATACGGTTGATGTTGCACGTCCTAAGAGTGCAGCAATCAAACGAATCATTGAAGAAAGTAAGATCTATAAAGAGATCTTTCCAATGGTAAAGATTGCCAAAGGAATTAACTCTAATGAATACTGGAGTATTGATTGGAAGTTTGCTGGTATTAAATCAACTGGTGAAGAAGAGTTCACTGTTTGTTGCGCAGGTTTGAAAGGTGCAGTGACTTCTAAGCGTTCACATCTTTGTATTATTGATGACGCTATCAAGTCTGCAGATGATATTAAGAACAGGGATATTCGTGCTGCAATGGAAGATAACTGGAACTCAGTTATTGTTCCCACTATGTTTGAAGGTGGACGTGCAGTTTGTCTAGGTACTCGCTTCCGTCACGACGATATTCATAACAGTACATTCACACCAACTAATGACTGGGTGCAAATCGTTCAATCTGCAATCACATTAGATGAAGACGGAGAAGAACATTCCTACTGGCCAGAGATGTGGTCGTTAGAATATCTAAATGAGAGGAAACGCCAAGCTCCTATTAGCTTTAGTTTCCAGTATCAGAATCAGATCGTACAAACCAGTGAGCTTTCAATCTCACCCGATCTGATTATTAAAAGTAAAATTCCTACGGAGTTTGATACCCTCGGTGTTGGAGTCGATCTTTCTGCTGGTGTACGTGAGCGTAACGATTACAGCGTTTTTGTTCTTGGCGGGCGAGTAGGCGACAAGATCTACATTATTGATTGCAAGCGTATCCGGATTATGGGTAATCTGGAAAAGCTAGAAGCAATCATGGAGATGATGTATGAATGGGGAATTGTCTATAAAGATGGTGATAAATACTTGCCTAGTGGCTCATCAGTTGATATCTGGTCAGAAGCTGTAGCGTATCAAGCATCCCTGGAGGCAGACTTTAAACGTATCTGCCTGGGAGAACATGGCCTTTACAATTTGCTTTGGCATCCAGTCAAAGGATTCCGTGGTGACAAGCTTGCACGGTTCCGCGGAATCATGGGTTTATTTGAGCAGCACAAGATCTTCTTTAATAAGTTTCGCAAGTTCCAAGCACTGCAAGATGAGATCATTAACTTTGGTGTTAGCTCTCATGATGACTGTGTTGACGCTTTAGTTTGGTTGTGCAATGGTTTAATGTCCAGGGGTCGCCTGGAGTTGGAATATTAAAGTTAGAGTATTGTCGGAATTAAACTGATACTAAGTCCACATGAGCACAAGTTATTTCACTGTTGAACTGGAGCAAGATGCTTACGGTTCAGCTATCATTCCGTTACCTGATGAGTTGTGTCACGACATGGCTCTACAACCAGGCACTGAGTTTGATATCGAAGTAGAGGATGACGTGATTACTCTCAAACGTCTCCAAAGTGGCTACGAGATTGAAGACACCTGATTAACCCCGGATTCTTATTATGAGCACATCGAGCCAATCCATGTTAGAGGGAATGCTCAAAGCTGTTGTCAACCGTGAAGCCACGGGAACAGCAGATACCATGCTCATGAATGCCCACTTATCCCAAATGAAAATGTTTGGGATCAGGCAGGGTGTTGAGTTCTATCCAAGCCAAGATAACTTTGGTACTCAACGATTTGATTTTATTCAGCAAGTTATCAAGTTTAACAAGCTTGATGCAAGGTTAGATTCAATCTGGGATCGATTCTTAGCCTATGGCAAAGGATTGTTCTACATGCGGCCAACCAAAAAAACATATCGTTTGTATTGGTTTGATAAAGATGCCTACCGTACTTACTATTCACCCGATGGTGATCTAGAAGAAGTCATCATTATCTACGCTTATAAAGTAAAATCCAATCGTGGTTTTGGTGGCGTTGGTTTAGTTACTGATAAACGCTATATGCGTTTACGAATTACACCAACTGAAATTGAAGAACTCCATAGTGAAACGGAACTAACGTTTGACTCAATGGACAGCGGTCTTACCATGAAGGATAAGATCGTTGAAAATAGCCTGGGTTTTATTCCTTGTGTTGAGGTTTTAAATAATCCCGATGCATTTGGTACAGAAGGAAGTGGTGAATTTGAGTGGTTATCCAATCAAATCATTGCTCATGATGAGATGGTTAAAAACATCCGAGCAAACCTTTCCTTCTTTGGTAATCCAACTCTGCTTTCTTCTCGTCCCAAAAGTGACATTGTAGAAACGTCACGGGATGGTACGGTCCAACGTCCCAGTATTGCAAGCCAATCTGGTTTCCAATCTGAGTTCTCCTTATCATCTTCTACCTATAAACAGGATCCAGTTGATCGCCAACCTGGCGGGTACATTGGTTTACCAGGTGGTGGATTGCGTGTGCCCAGGGTGATTGCCAACCTGGAGCCGACTGATCGTGTTGGTTTTATTACTCCAAACGCAATCAGTACAGACCAAGCACGTTATGCAGAACAGCTACGTTCTGAGATCCGTCTTGCTTTAGGTGGTATTGATGACCTTTCTATTACTAACGTAACCGCAACAGAAATTAAATCTGCTTACGGCCGCGTTAGTGCAACAGCTAAAAAGAAATGCCTACAGTTATATACGTATGGTATTTGCCGTTGCTTTGAGCTGATGATCTACCAGGAAGAGCAACTCTTCCGTAAGTCATTGGCAGTTGCATCTGGTTTGAAGTATCCAGTTCTTCCAGAGAATGCAACAGAAGAGCAACTTGCTAAGCATGAAAAAGCAAAGCAGAAGTATGAGAATGGCTTAGACAAAGCCATGAATGCTGCTCTTGAAGCAAAAGAAATTCCCCCTGGCGTCATCGGGTTAGCACCAGATGGTGATCGCACTGTGCTGTGGCGCTGGATGGGACCTGTCTATGAAGACACTCCACAAGATAAAGTTAATCAATCTATCTTTACCCGTAACTTACAAGAATTGGGGGTTGATAGTATTGAGGCACTCAAGTACTTGTTCCCGTCTAAAACTGATGACGAGGTGGCAGAAATGTTATCTGGTTATCCGTTCCGGATGGTTGGCCAGGTACAAAGAGCGTATTCTGCATTCCTTGATCTCATTAATCAAGAAATGCGGACACCGCATCCTCAGCGCCCTGATCTTCCGTTGGCAGCTGATCCGCGTCTTGATCTGACGCCATTCCTTTACAGAACACTCGAAAGTTTACAGAAAGAGGTAACTTATGCAGGCCGATACCGCAGCGCCGATCCAATCGGTACCCCAACAGTATTCGACCCCGCCGACCAGCTACGCGGCAGCTCCGACAGCAGCGGTGGCAACGACCAGTCAATGGGTACCAGCAACACCACCGGCGGCGGGACCACAGGCACAAGTGGCGACAGCACCTTACGCCCCTATCCAGTCGTACCCGCAAGCCCAACCTACAGCGGAGAATCCGTACAAGGAGGCGTTCAACAGGGTGGTGTCGCTCCTGAGTTCACCAGTCCCCTTCCCGTTCCAGGGTCAACAGTCCGCAGGGATCCCAGGAGTCGACCCGGCGAGCTTCAGTTCCCAACAGAGCGCGGGTTACAGCAACAATTCGGTAGCCCCGATTTATCCCTCCAGCCAGGGTTACTCGCCCAATTATTCCCAAACATCACCGGAAATAACAACACAACAACTTCTAGCAAACGGAGTAAGTCCAGCAAGTCTTGAAGTTATTGATCACTTCGGTGCTGATGCACCAGCTGTTCTTAACGAATATTCTTGCACGCTGGAAGATGCGTTAATCACACGTTATTCTCAGCTGGAGGAATCGGTTGGTCTGCTTCGTGAGCTTGCTCAAGAACACCAAGCTTACGAAGCAATCCTGACTGATCCCGATATCCTGGCAGACTACACCTGTGAGTTCTTTGGTCCTAACGGTCCTTATCCTGTTAACCAAGACTCAGAAGAAAACGGTTTCTATGATGCAGAAGGTTACTACTATGATCCGTATGGTTATTACGATTTAGACGGTACCTATTACTACGACGATTACTACAACTCTGGTAATCCAGAGGTGTATAACAATAGTTATGACTACGGTTATGACAATAGCTATGACTATGGTTATGGTCAGGAAACTTACTATGACCCTAATAGCTACGGTTATGACAGTGGCTACGACACTGGCTACGAAGCTGCTTATGACAACAGCAACTACTTAGAGCGTCCGTCTCTGCCAGTTCCTCCGCATCCAGAAAATACCGTTGATGGCCAGAGCTTCTGGAACAACTTTGGTAATGTTGCTGAACGTGATCCGGCTAACGCTTGGCGTTATCTGACTGCTGCACAACGTAATCCCAATGTGTTCCGCCAGAAGCTCCTGGTGATGGACTGATTATCTAAAAACAATTAAATGTAGAATAAGGGGTAGTAGTTACTGCCCCTTTTTAATGTAAAGATATGGCGATGCTTCCTGAATCTATGCGTACATCTGCTGCCTATTTAGGCGGTGGTATTGCACGTGGTCTTGAACAGCGAGGTTCCCTACTTTCAAGCATGGGTCAACAACTTGCAAACACTGGTTCTTCTGCTCCTGTTAAAGAAAAAGTAGGGCAGTTTCTACAAGCAGTTGGTCAACCTGTTCAAAATTTTGCCGGCATGGTCGGCAAGAAAGGAGGAATGAGCAAGCGTGATCTTGGCCTTGTTGCTGAGAGTCTTGCTGTTGGCGGAGCATTTGTTGGTGGCATGGGTGCTACCGCTGGTGCTAATGCTTTAACAAACTTCTTTGCTCAGAATACTTTAGGTCGTCGTTCTGAGATTGGTGCTGTGGGCTCTAGCCCAATGCCACAGGATTTACAAACTGGTTATATTGCTTTAAATACTTATGGTTCGCCATTGACTGGTATGAACATTGCACACCTTGGTAATGTGCGTGCATCTCAGTTAAAGCAACGTCTTTTAGCTAATGCTTTATCTGCAAGTGTAAGTTCTGGTGCAGGCCCCGTTGGCATTGACACCATGGAAGCTGTTAAACGCGGTTAAATAAAATGATGACTAAGAAAGAAGAATCAAAACAATTTCTTGCTGCTTTTATCAAGCCAGAAGTTACAAGTGAAGTAATTACGCTTCAGCCAACAGAAGTAGTTAACCCCTATGAACGCATGGGTCCTGTTCCTAGTGTTATGTATAGTGGTGTTAATCGTCCGGGCAATCCTTTCTAACCTAGTAGTTAAAAGGTTACATTGTGAATCCAGAAGCTAAAAACTTTTTACAGGGAGCCATTGCAACAGCTGGGGCAGTTGGTGCTTATGGATTAGGTAACCTGGCCGCTAAACAGTATCGTAAGAAGGGGTACGAAGAAACTGGTAGTGCATTTGTACAACCAGCGCAGCAAAATATTTTAAATCAATATACAGAAAGAACGGGACAAGTAGCGCCAACAGTATCACCGAATATGCTGCCATCTGGTGTTAGCTATTCGCAAGGTGATAATGTTTCGTTAAACTTTCCAACTGCAAGTAAGTTTACTCTTGGACATGAATTAGGTCATCAATCTATTGCAAAAGGAAATGATATCTTTCGCTTTGCACAAGAAAAAACGTATTCAGGTTTAAATCCAAATGTCGTTGGTCTCGCTACTGTCGGTGTTGGCGCCTTGGTTCCTTCTGTTCGGCGTGCAACTTCTCTTGCTCTGGGCATTAATTACTTAAACAATAGCGGACGAATATTATCTGAAGCAGAAGCAAGTCGTCGTGGTACTAAGTTAATGAATCAAGCTGGTTATCCAGTTTCGCCAGCTCCTGGTTTTTACCAAGCGGCTTCTTACGCTGCTGCTCCCGCTGTTTCAGCATTAGGTGGTTTGGCTGCAGGACGGTTTTTGCGGTCCTTCACGGATAGCATCCAGTAAAATTAATAACCTTAATAGATAAGTTTTGCTATAATTTTATCAATGGGACGGAAGTTCCCAGATCTTTTAATGGCTTCTGTCATTATGTAGGGATCTTCTCGATCTCCGGTATCAGCTAAACCTACGCTGAAGAACCAACATGTTTATTGATAACGATTTCCCTAAGCTGTTGGGCGCGGAACTCTACCGTCCCCACCCGGCTTATATCGTGGAGATGGCTTGTGAGCCAGTTGTTGTCCACGATTTTACTAAACAACCTGGTCAAACCGTTCAGTTAGACCGGTACCGTTTCTGGGGTAACCCTGGTACCAAGACCAACCGTGAGCGTACCCAGGATCAAACCATTGGTACCGCCAACAGCCGGTCCATTGTGAAGGACAAAGTGCTGGTGTCTCTCCGTGAGTACACCGGTCCTGCTGACCCGAACAATGCCAACCTTCCGAGCACCTTCAAGATTGCTCGTGAGACCCTGATGACTGCTCAGCGTCTACTGCTGGACACCGGGAACCTCAACATGTTCCACCAGTCCATCGGTTCGCTGACCCTGCTGGACGACTATCGCCGCTGGCGCGACCGCGTGTTCTTGGACGAGATGTTCAAGTCCGAGTCCCGTGGTCAGTCCTCCGATAGCCAAGGTGGTTACTACTACCCGAATAACAAAGCTAAGACCAGCGCTACCCAGCTGACTGCTTACACCGCTACCGAGTATGCGTCTGAGCGTTACCAGTTTAACGTGAAGAACGACCTGCTCAACGTGGTCAAGAGCCTGCGTAAGCGTAACGTTCCTGTCTTTGCTGACGGCTACTACCGCTGTATTGCTGATCCCTCTTTCATGAAGGATCTGCGTGCTGACCAAGGCTTCCGTGAAGTTGCTCGCTATCCGGGTTTTGCTCCTGGCAACCCCCTGATGAGCGGCATGAATCCTAACGCTGCCATCTATGGCGGTGGTCAGTACGGCCAAGCTCAGTTTGTGGGCGGTGAACCCACCATGCCTTCTGGCTTCGT